ACACGAAGCACCCGCCCATCGAGGCGGGTTTTTTGTTGTCTGGATCACTGCGGCCATAGCACAGAAAGGGCGTGGCCATGGCCACCACTACGATCCAGACTAACAATAAGCTCGTTAAGTACACCCAGGAGATCAATCGGGAGTGGGTGCGCCAAAATATGTTCTCGCCGTACATGGGCGAGGACGTCAACTCGATCATCCGCCGTCGCATGGAGCTGAAGTCTGGCGGCGAGCAGATGAACATCCCGCTGGTCAGACGGCTTGTAGGCGCCGGCGTTTCGACCGGCCCACTGGTCGGCGCGGAAGAAGCCATCGAAGATTACGGCTACCGCATCTGGCTGGAATGGGCGCGCAACGCCGTCGTCACCACCAAGGCCGAAAGCCAGAAGGACAGCGCCGACATCTTCGGCGAGGCCAAGCCGTTGTTAACGGATTGGATCATGGAGCTCACCCGCGACGAGATCATCGCGGCATTGATGGCATTGCCGTCTGAAACCCAGCCGACGGCTGGCGTTCGCGTCAACGGCATTCTCTACAATCTCGCGACCGCAACTCAAAAAGGTCAGTGGCAGTCGGACAATTCCGACCGTGTGCTGTTCGGTGCTTCGACTGCAAACCGTGTTTCGTCGGCGGTGGCAACCGACCATACAGCGTCGCTGGTCAACGTCGATACCACTGCGGACAAACTCACCGGCGCCAATCTCTCGCTGCTCAAGCGGGTGGCGATGGGTGCCAACCCGCGCATTAGACCCTTCCGCACCAAGGATGGTTATGAGTACTTCGTCGCCTTTGCTGGATTGAACACGTTCCGCGATCTTAAGATCAGTCTTGAGACCGTGAACAAGGACGCCCGCCCGCGTGAGAACATGGGCACATATGGGGCTCCAAATAATCCATTGTTCCAGGATGGAGATCAGCTGTACGACGGCGTCATTGTGCGGCTGGTGCCTGAGATCAGCAACTTCGTTACCTCAACATGGACGACACTGCTCACCGCCGGCGCCGCGTCGGCGCGTGTCGAGCCGGTGTTCCTCTGCGGTCAGCAGGCCGCAGTGATTGCTTACGGGCAGATGGCGAAGCCCACCTTCAGAAAAGAAGATGACTATGGCTTCATCACCGGCACTGGCATCGAGGCAGCTTACGGCGTTGGCAAGATGTTTGCCAAGGTGCCGAAGGCCGGCACTGCATTGAAGCAATGGGGGGTGGCCACCGGCTTTTTCGCTTCTGCTTCAGACTGATAGCAGGTATCTCGGGTTCTAGTCCTTGGAGGTGGCGGTGTCAACATGCCGCCACTTCTCTCTTCTGGTAATGAGACTGACCATCCGTTGAGAAACGCCGTACATCTTTCCTATGTCGATCTGGCGATACTTGCCGGTTCGATAGAGAGCGACGATGGCGGGGATATCGGCCTCCGTGAGTTTGGCACATCCGTTCTTGCTGCCAAGACTTGGGTTGTTGGGGGCTGGTATCTTCAAGACCCGATAGGCGTGCTGCATATTTTGAGATCGTGAAACGATTTCAAGATTTGCGAGCCGGTTGTCGGTTTTCTTTCCGTTGCGGTGGTTGATCTGCATCCCTGCCGGAATGGATCCGTTGAAGGTTTCCCACATCAGCCTATGGGCGAGCGGATCCTTGCGAATGCCATCCTTGCAAAGATGGTAGGTCACGTATCCGCGCTTCACTCTCGGGGCGAGCAATCCGCTGGAACGCGAACCAAAATTCGCGGTTCTTTTGATCCTCCCGTGATCCGAGATTGCATAGCAATCTTCGTAGCCGAGAATTGGCTTCCATGTTTCTCTCATCAGCGGGTTCTAGCATACCCCATTAGGAGAGGCAAATGCCTTCACTATTCGACGCGAACATCCCCGCCCGCGATATCGGGGCTTCGGTTATCCAAGTCGTCGCCGGTCGGGCCAACCCGATCGGCGGCGTTTCGGTCTACAGCGTCAAGATCGGGAGACTTCCGGCGGGCGCGATCATCACGGCGGTTTCGACCAATGTGGAAACGGCCATCACCGGATCAACGCCGGCATTCAGCATCGGCACGACTGCGGGCGGCGCAGAAATTGTCACGACCGTTGCCCTGACGGCGGGCAGCCTCAATACCGTGCCATTGGCTGCGCTGGTGCAGCCGTTGGCAGCGGATACCGATGTTTACGCCAACATCACCGGCACGGCGATCGGAGATGCTTACGTCATGGTGCAATTCTACAAGTTCGGGCCAACCTGACATGGCGCGGATCACTTGGCTCGGCGAGGCCGAATGCGCCTGGAATAATGTCGTGTTCCCTCCCGGCGTTCCGGTGGAGATCGCCGATCCCTACATGCTCGGCAAGGCGCGGAATAATCCGTTCTTTAAGGTGGAAACGGACGTGAGTTTCTTTGACGATCCGCCACCATCAGCCCGCGAAGACGGGCGTCTGCGCCCTGATGTCATGCCTGAGGCATGGACGAATACACCCGAAGACCTTCCGCCCAAGCGCAAGCGCGGCCGGCCGCCGAAGGTGAGGCACAATGGCGATTAACACCTACGGCGACCTCAAGGGCGAGCTATCGGCGTATCTGTTCCATCAGCGGCTATTGCCGCGCTATGACAACTGCACGCAGTTCTTCGAGGCTGACGCCAATTCGCGGTTGCGGGTGCTGCCGATGGAAACATCGGTGCTACTCACGACCACCAGCGGTGATGTGGCACTGCCGACTAATTACATCACCTGGCGCACGGTGCGGCCGACCGTTGCCACGGTCACCGCCCCGAGCAGCCTGCCGCCCTACCAAGAACTGGAATATGTCCATCCGGCCTATTTGCCGCCGGTGGGGCGCGGCTTTGATCGGCTGTTCACCATCGAGGGCAACAGCTTCAAGGTGCGGCCGGTGGACGATCGCGTCGACGCCTACGAGCTGCACTATTACCAGAAGATCCCGACGCTGACCGGCAGCGACCTCAACACTAACTGGCTGCTGGCCGAATATCCCAACGCCTACCTGTTCGGCGTACTGGTGGAGTTAGCCGCGGTCCAGCGCAATACCGAAATGGCGCAACTCTACAAGGCGCGCCGCGACGAGGTGTTTGCGGAAATCACCCAGCGTTATGCGCTCACTACCGGCGCTACCAGCCCGACGGTGCGAACCGCGGAGTATTACTGATGAAGGTATTCGACCGCGACGGCAATGAACTGGCTGACTTCGAGATATCGGAAAAGCAGCAGAAGACCCTCGATGCCGAAGAGGAAATCGTCGTGCTGTTTCACACCCCGCAGATGTTTCGTGGCCTGCTCGGCGAGCGCAACGGCTCGTTCACGCTGCGCAAGATCGGCGCGCGCGTTGTCGCGCACGATGACGGCAGCGTGAAGAAATACGCCGATATGCTGCGAGCCGTCCAAGCCGCACGAGCACAGCCATGAAACCGACGCCGATCGAATTTTCCGAGTGGCGCCCCGACATTGCGCTGCTCGATACTAAATTCGCCGCCGATGTCGAGAACGTGTTTGCCGGCGTCAATTCATATCTGCCGTTTCCGTCGCTGGTGCCGTTTTCCACTGCAACGCTGCCGGCGCCGGCGCGCGGGTTCTACAGCGCGCGCACGATCAACGGCGAGTGGAAGACATTTGCCGGCACCGAAACCCATCTTTATCTCTGGACTGCCACCGCTTGGGTGGATGTCAGCCGCACCGCAGGCGGCGCCTACAGCGTGCCGATCGGCGAAATGTGGTCGTTCGAGCAGTCGGGCACCAAGCTCGTAGCGGTCAATGTCAACGACAATCCGCAAGTGATCGACATCGACAGCGGCACAAATTTTGCCAATCTGGCGGGCTCGCCGCCCAAGGCCGGTCACGTCAAGCAGATCGGTGATTTCCTGTTCCTGTCGCGGCTGGCAGTCGCCGGCAGTTTCAATCCGCGCATCATTCAGTGGTCGGCGATCAACGACATTACCGGCTGGATCGTCGGGACCAATTTGAGCGATATGCAAGAAATGCCGGACGGTGGCCCGGTGCAAGGCATCGCCGGCTCCGAGATCGGCTACATCGTGCAGGACCGCACCATCCGTTCACTGCAATTCCTGCCGGGCGATGTCACCTTCATCTTCAATATCTCGCGCATCATCAATGATCGCGGCTCGATCTCGAAATTCGGCTTCACCTCAATCGGCAACGTGCTCTACTTTCTTGCCGAGGACGGCTTCTACAGTATCAGCGGCCAGCAAGTGACGCCGATCGGCGCCGACAAGGTCAATGAATGGTTTTTGGCGCACTCCAACATTGATGAGCGCGATATTGTTCATTGCCTTGCCAGCGTGAACAAGCCGCGCATCGTGTGGGTATTCCATACCGGCTCGACCGATACGATGTACGACGAGCAGATCATCTTTGATTGGAGCAATTCCCGATGGTCGCGGGCCAAGGTTCCCGCGCAAATCTGGGGGCTGGTTTCGACGCCGAACCTCGACCTCGACACCGATGGCACCGAGGTCAATGACGTGCATCTGGACACGCCGCCGTTTCCTGCTGCGTTCGGGCTGGACAGTTTCGCCTATATCGGCGGCCGGCCGCAGATCGGTGCCATCGATGACCTCGGGCGGCTGTGCATGCTCAACGGTCCCAACCTGCCGGCCACGCTGGAAACCGCCGAGGTGCATCTGGTGCCCGGCCGGCGTGCTTTCGTCAATGAGGTGTATCCGCTCGATGATGCCACCGGATCGCCGCTCGGCACCATCAGCAACGGCATTCGTGAAACATTGCAGGCGGGTCCGCCGGTGTGGTCGCCGCCGATCGATATCGAGCCGGCGGTGGGTTCGGCGTTTGTCATGACCTCGGCGCGGCTGCACAGGTTCAGGCGGTTCATCCCGCGCGGCTCGGTCTGGACCCACGCGCAGGGAGTAGCGGTCAACGTGCAGCCTGACGGCGAGGGCGTCAGTGTGCCATGACGGAGGATTTGCGGCCGCCGTTCCGGCAGCAGTTCGACAACGCCCGCGATCCTTATACTGCGCGCAATGCGCTCGGCATCACGGGCACCGGTGCGGGGCCGCCAGGACCAGCAGGACCAGCAGGACCAGCAGGACCAGCAGGGGCGACTGGTGCCACCGGCCCAGCCGGTGCCACTGGAGCCACTGGAGCCACTGGAGCCTCCGGCGGGTTCGGCCCGCCGCACGGGCGGCTGACGTTGCAAACTGCAATACCGGTCATGACCACCACGCAATCGGCGAAGACGACGATCTACTATACGCCATACATCGGCAATCTGGTGCCGATCTACAACGGCACCAGCATGACAATGACGACGTTTGCGGAGTTGTCGGTGGCAACGACCGACACCACGAAATCACCGGCCGCCATCGGCGCTTCGAAGGTCAACGATTGGTTCGTGTGGAGTGATAGCGGTACGATCCGCATTTGCCACGGCCCGGACTGGACCAGTGACACCGCGCGATCTGCGGGTACCGCGCTCACGATGGTCAACGGCATACTGCTGAACAACGCCTCGATCACCAACGGCCCAGCGGCATCGCGCGGAACCTATATCGGCACGACGCGAAGCAATGCATCGTCGCAGTTGGATTGGATTTATGGCGCTAAGGCGGCTAGTGGAACTGCCGGTGTTTTCGGCGTTTGGAATGCGTACAACAGGGTTGGAGTCGGAACTGTCATTGGCGACACTACAGATAGCTGGACGTATGCACTGACGACTATCCGTGCCGCCAACGCATCAAGCACGATGCGCGTTTCCATGGTACGTGGTTTGGATGAAGATAGTGTTGACGCAGAATATGTTGCCATGCTGTCGAGCACGACAAACGGTTACGTATCTATCGGCATTGACAGCACTTCAGCATTTAGCGGTGTAAACCAAGGCGGCGGAACTGGTAGCACGCTTGTACCAACGACAGGCAAATTTGCCGGAACCATCGGGTTAGGTTTTCATTACGTGCAAGCTTTGGAGGCATGTCAGGCAGCTGTGAGTGTGACCTTTTACGGGGATGTCGCGTTGTCCATGGTACAAACTGGACTAGTCGTTCAATTCAGGGCTTAGAAAAATGGACGCTGCAACGTTGCACGACGCCATTGCAGAAGTTTGTCCGGTGGCGTCGGTTACGGTCATCGATGGCAACGATCGCACAACATGGTCATTCATTCCCGCCGAGGGCGCGACCCAAGCGCAGATTTTAGCTGGCGAGAATGTCATTGCGACAATCCCGATCGCTCCGCTGGCGAGCGTGCCAACTGGTGATTTCATCGCAAGATTTACCAATGCGGAATATGCACTCCTGCAACAGAAACGGGTTGCCGGCAATCCTGGCGCGAAGATCGCGAAAGATTGGGATAATGTCACCAGTGACTCGGCCGTCAACATGAACAAGAAAAAAGTTCAAACACTCAAGACCGAACTGGTGCCGGATGTTTTAACCCAAGCGCGCGCCGACGAAATCTTCTCATAGGAATTACGCCCATGCCTGGTGAAGACCTTTATTCGTGGTCGGTAACGGCCGCGAACAACGGCAATTCTGACAGCGCGATCGAATGGCGGGAGGGACAAACCCGAGCTTCGGTGAACAATTCCTCGCGCGCTGAAATGGCGGCGCACGCCAAGGATCGCAATCTCAAGAATGGCTCGATCACCACCACCAACACGGCAAACGCCTATGCCTTCACCTCGGGCGTGACCTACACCACGGTGCCGACCGGGTTGCGGGTAAAACTTAAGATCGGAACGACAACCAACACCGGCACGTCCACGCTCAACATGGACGGCATCGGTGATGTCACCATCAAGGATGACCAGGGCGTTGAGTTGCGCGGGGGCGAGTTGGTCGCCAATGCCTACACCGATTTTCTCTACGACGGCACCAACTGGATATTCTTGTATTCGCATGCGTTTTTCTTTGACCTGATCACCAATGGCGACGGCATCATCATCGCCACGCAGGTGTTCAATACGCCGGGCGCGTTCACTTACACGCCATCGACGCCCGAGGTGCAATGCGCGATCGTCGAATGCATCGGTGCGGGTGGTGGCGGTGGTGCAGCATGGAGCACGCTCGCCAACACCATGTTTCAGGGCGGTGGTGGCGGTGGCGGCGGCTATTCGCGCAAGACCGTGACCAAGGCCGACATCGGTATTTCGCAAGCGATCACGGTCGGCATCGGTGGTATTGGTGGTGCATCCGGTCCTGGCGGTGCGGGCACAGCAAGCAGCTTTGGCACGCTCTGCATTGCCAACGGCGCCAGCGGCGGCAACTGGGGTAATTTCGATACTAACCCGGATGCCGGCGCCGGTGGCGCTCCCGGCACCGGTGATATTGCGATAGCCGGCTCGCCGGGCCATTTCGGCTGGTTCAGCCGCACCATCATGGACAGCTATACCATGTCCGGGAATGGTGCCCCTGGTCCATTAGGCGGCGGTTCTTTTAGCCCTACTCTTGCAGGAGGTGTGGCCGGCACCGGCTATGGTGCGGGTGGGGCCGGCGGCAGCATGTATAACGGCGGCGGGCTGCGCGCTGGTGGGGCAGGAGCGGGCGGCCTGGTCATTGTCACCGAATTCGGCGGCCGCGGCTCGCCTGGCCGCGATGGCAATGATGGTGCTGCTGGCCCAACGGGGCCGATGGGACCGGCTGGGCCGGCCGGGGCTGGCACCGGCGACGTGCTGCGCAGTGGCACGCCGGTGGTCGGGCAGATGGCGCAGTGGACCAGCACCAGCCAAATCCGCGGCGTCGATATTGCGACCGATTTCGGCACCGGCGACATCAAACCAACCTTCAAGGTTACGCCGGACACCGGCTGGGTGATGCTCGACGATCGCACCATCGGCAGCGCATCATCGAGTGCCACCAATCGCGCCAATGCCGACACGCTCAACCTGTACACGCTGTTGTGGAACAACGTCAGCGACGCTGACGCGCCGGTGTCAAGCGGTAGAGGTGCATCTGCTGCTGCCGACTTTGCCGCTAACAAGACCCTCACGCTGCCAAAGGCGCTCGGTCGTGCCATGATGAGCGCAGGCGCCGGTGCTAGCCTGACCGCCCGCGCGCTCGGAACTACGCTCGGCGCGGAAACCCACGCTATATCGGTCGCCGAAATGCCGTCACATGCCCACACCTACACCTCGCCTAGTAGCGTCAGTGGTGAGGTGCAGTTGGGGAGCGGTGCCACAGGCATGTGGTCTGGATTGGTCGGTTTTGGCGGCATTACCAATTCCGCCGGTTCCGGTACCGCAATGAGCCTGTTGCAACCGTCGTTCGCAGTTAATTTCATGTGCAAGCTGTAATGCGGTTGGAGGCCATTCCACTGACCGAGCACGAAGCTTGGGCTCATCACTGGTTGCCGTTCCTGCCGCGCATTGCACAGCGCACGCATGAAAGCGTGGTTGATCTGCTTGGGCAAATCCGGCGCCGCGAGGTGCGGCTAGTGCTGGTGATGGACGGTGAGAAAGCAAGGGCGCTGATCGGTGTCCGCGTCCATCAGCAGAACGGTAAGAGCATCGGCGACCTGATCTGGGCTGCTGGATTTAGCCGTGAGCAATGGCAGCAACTGCTGCCGGAATTAGAACAGATGCTGCGCGATGCCGGCTGTGTGATGTGCCGGCCGATCGCCCGCCCCGGCTGGTCGCGCTATCTGAAAACGCAAGGCTATCAAATGAAGCACATCATCATGGAGAAACCGCTATGAGCAGCGGCGGCCAGCAACCAGTCACCCAGCAAACCCAGCAAACTCGCGACCCATGGGCGCCGGCGCAATCCAATCTGCAGCAGGGGCTCAATTACAGCCGCGGCCTGTTTGACAGCGACATTGGCTATCAACCCTATACGGGACCAACGCAGGCGGCGCTCGATCCCAATTTCACGACGGGGGCAAACAACCTTATTTCAATGCTTACCCCGGATGCCGCCGCTGGTGGTACAGCGGGGATTAACGCCGCCCGGCAACTGGGTCTGCAGCAAATTCAAGAGGCGGGGGGGACCAACCCCTATCTGGAAGGCATCCTCAACACCTCCAACCGGAGGATCAGCGACAAGATCAATTCATCTATGAGCGGTGCCGGGCGCTACGGCTCGGGCCAGCACACCGATGTTGCGGCAAGAGCAATGGCCGAAGCCGCTGATCCGATTTTGGCGCAAGACTACACGCAGGGCCTACAGCGGGCCGGGCAATGGGCGCAATTGATGCCGACGCTGGACGAGGCGCGGCTGGCACCGGCGCAGGGGCTGATGAACCTGGGGCAGTTTTACAACGAGCGCAGTCAAAGTGCGCTCAATGATGAGATCAAGAAATACACTGCCCTGCAGTCGCGGCCGTGGGAGCAGGTCGCACGGCTCAATGCAATCGCGGGCGGTGCTGGTGGGTTGGGAGGAACCCAGTTCGGTACGCAAACCACACCGATCAATCAGCCCTCCACCTTGCAGCGACTGTTCGGCGGCGCCGCCGCGGGTGCCGGCATTGGCGGCTCATTCGGCGGGCCGGCGGGTGCGGGCATCGGTGCGCTCGGCGGCGGCCTGCTCGGACTGCTCTGATGCCGCTCGGCTCATGGTATTCGCAACTGCCGCCGTTCGGGTGGTTCGATCCGCAGGACCGGCCGGGATCGAACGCGCTCGGCGTGCCGGACAGCCAGCAGGGCATTGCGCTGCCAACGCGGCGCGGGCTGGGTAAATGGTTTCTGGTCACGCCACCCGGCAAAGACCAACCATTTCCGATGCAGCAGACCGATACCGGCCCGGCGCCATATACCGGGCGCGGCGTCGATATCAGTGCGGCCGGCGCCCACCAGATGGGTTACACGCCGAAGAATTTCCCGACCGATGCCAATTTCAAGGTGGAGCCGATCGACACGACCGGCCTGGGCTTGGCCGCCGGCTACATGGGCGGCGTTCCGGGCCGGAATGATACAGCGGTTGCCGAAGGGCCACCACCACAGCAGGGGCGCAAGATGCCTAACAGCCTCATGGATATGTTTCAGCCGCAGGATGCCGCCGGCCAGCCGGTGGGGCTTGGCGATGCGGTGACCGGCCGCAGCAATAGCCTGATTGGGCTTGGGCTGGGCCTATTGCAGCCGTCCAACCCGCTGCGGGGGGAAAGCACCTGGGGCAATGCCCTGCAAGGCTTCCAGGCCGGTGCCGGGCTCGACGCGCGCACCGCGTCGCAGGCGGCGGATCGCAAGCAGCACGCGGCGGATCGCAGGCAGGCGCAAGCCAATTTCGAGCGCACGTTTAGCGAAAACCAGATGACCGAGGCGGAAAAGCTGGCGCGGGCCTCCAATCTCAAGCCCGGAACACCGGAGCATCAAGCATTCATTGCCAAGGCCATTCAGGCGAAAGCCGGTGAAAATCTGATCGCGCAAGCGGAGCAGCGCCAGACCGTCGCCAAAAACCTCGGGCTCGATACCAACGACCCGAAGGTGAAAAACTGGCTTGCGGGTGGCGGCAAACTCAACGAGGAGGGCAGCCCGCTACCTGCTGAAACGGCTGCCCGTATTGCCATGGGCGGAAAGTTTCTCGATGAAGCCCCCGCCATCCGCGCGAAAATCGCAAGCGGAATGGCAACTGACACTGCCACCGGAAAACTTAAAACCTACTTCAATATGGGCGACGAGGGCGAGGTAGCCCGCAAGGTCAAATCTGGCACGGAGGCGTTGTTACGCGCATTGACTGGCGCCGGCATGGGCATTCAAGAAGCGCAGAAATATGTTGCCCGTTATGAACTCCAGCCTACTGACACCAGCAAGGGGGCACTGTCTAAGTTCGATCAGCTTCAGGACGAACTAAGCCGGGCAGAGCAGGAAGCCTTCCGCGGCCGCGGCGGTATCCCGCGGGACGTTACAGAACGCCGTAAGGCCGCGCACGAAGCAATCGGCAAGACGGCGGTGGCCCCGGCACCGACCACCCCGGCCGCGCCCCCAGACAAGGCTATCAAGTTTCTAAAAGCCAACCCAAACAAGCGCGACGAATTCGATGCCAAGTACGGCGAGGGTGCCGCAATGCGGATACTTCGCGGGGAATAAGGCCATGGCAAATGTTTTCGACCAGTTCGATGAGCCGGCCGCGCCTGCGGCCAAGGCTGGCGGAAATGTTTTTGACCAGTTCGACGAGGCGCCGTCAGACGAGAGCGTCGGCAGCGCGGTAGCGCCCTACGCCAAGGACGTCGCCAAGCAGATTGGCTCCGGGTTGGTCACCGGCGTTGAGCAGATCGCGGCATTTCCGGCGCATGTTGCCAATCTCGCCGGCGGGCTGGTGGAAAAATACATTCCCGGCATGGCGCCAAGCCCGGAGCAGGCCGCTGACCGCGCCAAGCTGCAAGAGTTGATCAAGGCCAACCGCGGCGAGGGCATCGCCAACTATCTGCCCAAGCCGGGAACCGTGCCCGGGCAATTCGCCCGCACCGCCGCGGAATTCATTCCGGGAATAGTCGCTTCAACCCCAGCCCGGCTCGCCCTGCCGCGGGCGGCTGGTGTCGGTGCCACCGCCGGGCTCACCAGTGAAGCCGCAGGGCAGGCCACCGAGGGCACCGAATTGGAACCCTATGCTCGCGCTGGTGGCGCGTTGATTGGTGGCGCCGGGGCGCTTCGGCAGGCCGAGCGCGCGGCAGCACAGGCAGCCGTTCCGACTGCGGCCGAAATCAAGGCCGCAGCGGGCCGCGGGTATCAAGCGGCCCGCGAGAGCGGCGTGGAGATCAGCCCCAAGGCCGCAGAGGACA